CCGAAGTCTGCGGCGAGCACGACGGGGAACAGGACGCTCGGGTTCGCGAGCGGCCGGATCACGATTTGCTTGAGCCGGTAGGGGTTGAGCCCGTTCAGGGACGAGGCGATCGACGCGGCGACGGTCTGCGCGGCCGCCTGCGTGGTGGCGGCGGTGTTGCGGGCGAACACTCGAGTCCCGTACTTGCCGGTGGTGTAGTTCGACCCGACGTTGGCGGTGACGGTGTTCGGCTGGTTCTGCGTCCACGGGCCCGCCGGCCCGGTCGCGGCGGTCAACTGTACTTGCGTGTACCAGTAGCCGCCGCCGACGCCGCCGTCAGGCGTGTAGAACGGGAGTTCACCGGCGCCGTCGCCGAACGTGCCGCCCGAGGTGGCCGTGGCGGTGAACATCGCGTGGGTTGTCAGCACGCCGGTGCGATCCTGATAGAGCACCTGCGCCTGCCCGTTCGCAACGTCCTGCATCGCCGAGAGCACGTCGACGCCCTGGTACAGCTGACCGGCCGTCAGTAACTGCGACCCGGCAACGAACGACCTAGGACCGGCGGGCCAACCTGCGGCGTTGGCGAGGTCGGTGAGCCTGGCTACGGCGGTGGTGGAGATGTACGCGCTCGACGCGATCCGGGTGAACGTGAGCGCGCCGAAGCTCTCGATGCAGTTGGCTTTGACGACCGCGTCCTTGTCGACCGTCCAGTCGGGTACCCAGTCCTCGACCTGCATCTGGATCTGCTGATACGCCGTCCCGGTGGTCGGGTAGTAGCAGGTGATCCTGGCGGGTCGTGCGGGCACCATGTTCGCGTTCGTGATCGGGTCGTAGGTGCGTGTCCGGTTGTTCAGCGTGAACTGGCAGGAGCCCGCAGACACGGTCTGGAACTCGTCGTTGCGGCCGCGCTCCCAGACGACCCCGTCGGCGAAGCGCACGTCACCTGTGACGTCTGTGTAGCTCGAGCTGGCGGCGTTCCAGTTCGACGTGAAGTCGACCTCGACCTTGACGAACGCCGACCCGGCGTTCTTGAGCGGCTGGACGGCGGCCATCTAGCGCGGCAGCCCGTTGCCGCCCCACCTTGTCTGTTCGCCCAGGTATGTCTGCACGGAGCGACCGACGACACGCCCGTCAAGCTCGACGGTGGTGTGTAGGTGGATCGGCTGACCGCCGCGTGCCGGGATCACCGTCTCGTTCTTGTGGAGCATGGCGAGTCCGTCGGCGAGCGCGGTACCGCCGCGGGCGAAGTGGACGGCGTGACTCGTGAGCTGCTCGACGAGGCTGCCGCGCGTGTTGGCGCCGGTGCCGGTCGGCCCGACGCTCGAGGCGATCAGCGAGCCGAGCTCCTGCCCCCCCATCGGGAGTCTCGACGCTGCCTGCATCCACGAGATTTGTTGGCCGGGCGTGCCGGTCTCGAACGTGATGCCGGGGTAGTTCTTCTTCCACGCGTCGAGCATCTTCGAGTCGACGACGCCACCGGCGGCGCGCCACAGCCCGTGGCGTAGCTGTACGCCGCCGACGTGGGTAGCCCGAATCGCAGCCTGCGCCTGCGCGCGCGGGCCGAGCAGCCCGGCGAGGGCGGTACCGATCGGGGTCTCGTTGCGATCTGCCCCCCAGTCGTTAAGGTACATCGCTGCCGCCCGATACTCGGGTACGTCTGGCAGCCCGGTCGTCTGCGACAGCTTCGGGTTCTTCCCGAGCTTCGGCAGCACCGGCCCGCCGTCCTGGAAGTGCCCGAACCAGTTCAGGTGGTTGAGCGCCGGCAGGCCGATCTTGCGGGTCGCGGAAGACTTGAGCACGTACTCGCCGTTGTGCAGCATCGCGAGCCCCGCCTTTGTCTTGCCGCCCTCGGCGTGGTGCGGAAGGCTGCCGGCGCTCGTCGACGGCAGCGCGGAGCTGGCGCCGGTCAGGTTATTGATCGCGGCGATCAGTTCCCGCATCGACTTGTTCAGGTCGCCCATCGCGCCGACGAACAGGGACTGAGCGGCGTTCCAGTCCGACCCGGCCTCGACCGTCCCCGGCGTGATCCCATACTTTTTGAACAGCGCGTTGATCTTGGCCCGGATGGATTTGACCTGCTCCTCGGTTTTGGCCCCTGCGGCCTGTTGCTCGAGTCCCGCCAACTGCCTTTCGAAATCGTCCTTGTCGGCCTTCTGTCGCTCGGCGAGCGTCTTGGCGTCGGCGTCGATCTGCGCCTGAACCTTCGCGTCCGCGATCGCCTTCGCCGCGGCATCTATGGCCGTCTGGTCGGCGGCGAGTCGCTTCTGGTAGTCCTCCGGTGTCTCGCCTTCCGTCGGCCCGGCAGCCTTATCCGCGTCGCGTTTCGCCGTCGCGTCGTCGAGCGCCTGCTGGCGCTGCTTCTTAGCATCCTCGTCCGCCGCCGCCTTCTGCGCCGCCTGCTCAGCCTTGAGTTTCTTCGCGAGCGCCCGGGTCTTCGGCGATCCGCCCCCGGCAGTGTCGAACGCGCTCGCCGCCGCGGACGTGAACGACGCCATGCTGGACGCGAGGTCGGTTTTGGCTTTGGCGAGCGCGATCTTCGCAGCGCGGATAGCGCCCTCGATGATCGTGATGACGGCGTTCCCCATCGCGGTCGCGACGCCGGTGGCCGCGCTCTGGATGCCGACGCCGACGCTAGTCATCATGTCCGCGCCGATCTTCTTGAACAGCGGCGAGATCGAGTGAACCTGCGACTTGGCGCGGATGGCGACTTCGGCCGCGGCGGCGATCGCCGAAGCGGCGGCCTGGACGCTCGGAACCATACTGCTAATCCCGCCGGCAAGGCTGGAGCCGATCGACACGCCAACACCACGGGCCGCCCCAGCCACGGAGGCGCCGGTCGTCTGTACCGCGCCCCGCGCCTTGTCGAACACCGTCTTGACCTTCCCGGCCGCGTCGATAGACGCCAGTTTGGCCTCGAGGCTGGTCTTAATCTTCTGGATGTCCTGCACCCAGCCGGTGCCGGGGATGTGGACGCCGAGGATCTTCGTCGGGATATGCGTGAACGGCTCGATGATCGCGATGGCCGCCCTGATCGCCGAACTTTCGAGGAACCGCCAGACCGCCGCCAGACCCGACTTGATGCTGTCCCACACGCTCTGCGTCACGTTCTTAACGGCTGTCCAGCCCCGCTCAAAGATGCCCAGGATCGCGTTCATGGGTCCCCTAGCGAGCCCTGCCAGCAAGTTGAACGAGGCTCGGACGATGCTCACGATGCCGTTAAGCGGCGCCATCACGATGTTCTTCAAGTCACCCCAGAGCGCCGACCACCGTCCGTGCAGCAGGTCGGAGAAGATCGCAACGGCGGCCTTGACCTCATTGAGTTTCTCAACGACCAGAGATGCGATGACCGGCCACACGGCTTGCACGACAGCGCGCACGTCCTCGAACACGGCCTTGAGCGTCGCGAACGTGGCGCGGAGATCGTTCACCACCGTCTTGGCCGTCCCGGCGCTCATCCCCATCTTTTCGAGCACCGCCTGGAGTTGCTTCGGGGCGACAACGGCCGCGGTGATTGCGGCGGTTACCCCGATGATCGCGGCGGCAAGCAGAATCCACGGCGAGGCGAGCGCGTCGAGCACGGCCATGCTGCCCGCGACAACGTCGATGGCGGCACCCAAGATCATCAGGGCCGGGCCGATGAGGGCTACAGCGCCGAGAGTGATCTCCGCCCATTTCTGCGTTGACGGGCTTAACTTGTCGAACCAGGAGAGCGCCCTAGATAGGTAGCCGACGACCTTGTCCAGAACCGGGATCAGCACCTTCCCAAGCTTCTCCCCGACGTTCTCCAGTTGCGCCTTGAACTGGGCCATGCCGCCCGCCGCTGTGTTCGCATACGCCTGCGCCTGACCTTTTAGCCGCTTCGTGACCTCGGCGATGACCTCATTGCCGGTCTTCATCTTGTCGGCGAGTTTTGCTGTTGCTTTCTCCTGCTCGGTGATCGGCTGCTTCGACTTCTTATGGGCCTCTTTCAGCGCGTCCATCGCCGTTGTCGCCGGGATCACGTTGATACCCAACTGCTTCACCGCACGCGCAGACCCGGTCATCGCCTGCGCCAACATCTGAGACGCCGCACCGAGTTCGATGTGCTTGAACCGAGCTAGGTCCTCCGCCGTCCGCAGATCCACTACAGCCTTCGTACCGCTCTGCGTCGCAACAACCATTTTCGATAGTCCCTGCTGAATATCGATGTTCGTGAACCCGAGTTTCCGCCCAGCATCCTGCGCGCCGTTCAACTGGCCCGCGAACCCCTTCACCGATAGCCCGGACGATTTGACGGCCGCGTTGAGGCGCCCCATGGACGCCTCCGAATCCATTGCCATCTTCACGGCGACCACGCCGACACCGACGATCGGCAGCGTCACGCTCTTAGTCAGCGTCTTCCCGAACGACTCCATGCTCGAGCCGACCTTCTGCATCTTCCCGCCGAACGTCGACGCGGCCGCCGATGAGCGAGTCAGGGCGCGCTCGAGCCCGACGGTGTCGCCGGTTATGACGACCTCAAGTTTGCGCGGCACGACTCACCCCCTCACGGCTTCATAAAGTCCCAGCAGGCGTTTAACTGCTGCGGGGACATGTCGGCGATGTCCGACGGGCTCAGCCCGCAGAAGTGCCCGAGCGAGGGAGACCAGTAAGACTCTGGTCGCTCACCGGGAGGACCGAAACGGTGCTCGAACTGTCGCCAGAAGATTCGCTCCTGCCGGAGTCGCTTGGCTCGGGCTCGCTGGCGGTCTCGGTCGGTTGCGCCGGGGGGAGAGCATCATCCTCCACCACGGCCTCGTCCTCGTCGTCCTCGAGCGTGACCGACCCGGCCGGTGCATCCCAGAGCAGATCCTCCGCGCCTTCCTTGCCCTCGCGTTCCATGACGATGACGGCGAGCGCGACAACCATGTCGTTATCCCCGACCTGAAATGCCTCCATGAACTCCCCGGCCCGCAAGCCCGTCATCTTCTTGATCCTGTGCAGCTCCCGGTTCGTGAAAAACGTGATGTCCGCCGCGTACTCGCCGTCGAGCCCGGGCACGTCTGTGACAACTAGCTTCACCGCTTCCTCCTTGTCAGAACCCGGCCTCGCCGCCGAGTTTGTCCAGCATCAACTCGAGCCGCGCGACGACCGCTTCCTCTTTGTCGCCGAGGGCCTTCATCAGGTACCACATCTGGTGCGAACCGAAGTCCGGCCGCATCCCCGTCGTCTTCCGGTACCGCTGCTCCACCACCGCCGTCGACCCCCGCACGCGCGGGCGGAACCCCCCCGCCGAACGGGGAGAGACGTGCATGAAGCCGGCGGCGGCCTCCTGCCTGACGATCAGGGCGGCCGCCGACAGTTCCCGCTGAATGTCGCGGCGGAGCTGCTTGTCGATCTGGCCGAACGCCCGGACGAGCTCGTTCAGCCCCTCGACCTTGACCGCTCCTGCCATCGGGCTACGTGGTCGCCATGACGACGGCGCCGGTGCAGGTGAACTTGACCTGCGTGTCGGAGCGGTCGCCGACCTTGCCCGACAGGGGCATGTAGTCCATCAGCAGACAGGTCGCGGTGAACGACGGGTTCGTCGTCGAGACTGCCGCGTTGAGCGGAACGATCGCCACCGTAAACCCGGTGCTCGAAAGCAGCGGCCACAGGGTGGCGTTCACTTTCGCCACGGCGAAATCCTGCAGGAACGTCACGGTGATGGTGTCCGAGCGTAGGCCGACCGCGTGTTGCGTCGCAGTTGCGCCCATGGCGGTGATGTCTACGTCGTTCTGCGAGATGGCAACCTCGACCGAGTCGACGTGGTCTGACAGGTCAACCCCGTTCGCGGTGACCTTGGCATTGGAGAGAATCACAACACCCACTTGTCGCCCCTTCCCCTAGATTGTGCCGCCCCGGATCGGGGGCTGGCTTACTGCGCTGCGGCTACGCGCCGCAGATGACGTACACGTCCCACTCCGCGCCGAGCACGGAGGAGCCGTCGGAGCGCACATACTCCTGGTAGGCGCGGCACTCCCTTACGTCCAGGTCGGAGCACGCCCCGCCCAGAGTCTTGTCGGTCTCGATCGCGTCCTGTACCGATGATGCCGAGCCGGTGCCGATCATCTCGTCGAGCAGCTTCTGCGCCCCGATGTCGCTGACGGCGCCGACGAACGCGAACACGACCATGTACCAGTTCTCGGAGCCGCCACCCATCGCCTGCCCGTACTCGACACCCACATCGGTGGAGGGCCGCACCCAGATCGTCGGCGGCGTCGGGTTGCTCAGCACATAGGCAGAGACCTGCTCGACACCGGCGACGCTCTGGAGGTTGGCGGCGAGGCCGGCGCGGATCGCGGCGAGCGAACTCACCCGCTCGGCCGCTCACGCTGGTAGTCGGCGACAAGGAACCTGACGGACGGATCCGTGACGGCGAGACGGGTGACGGCGCCGACGTCCATCCCGATCGCCACAACCCCGAACGGCGCCTCCCGAGCGCGGCGGAGCAACTGCGTGGCGAGGATCGTGACGGCCTCGACGATCGCGCCCGGCACCGCCGCCCACCCGAACTTCCCGGTCACCTCGACCGAGCGCGGCCACGGCGGCAGAGCCCTCCCCCACACGAGGTTGACGGTGGCGCGCGTCCACGGCCTACCGTCCGAATCGGCGTTGTTCGGCTCGAGCACGAACCACTGGTTCAGCGTCCACGCCTCCTCGTAGATCCCGTCGCCGTTTCGGTCGACCTTCAAGCTGGTGAGCGTGAGCAAGTCGTCGATCAGGCAGGTACTGCCGGTCTGCGGCGTGTAGTGCCTCACCTGGTTGGCGTCGCTGTCCGGGTAGAACCGGCGGTTGCAGGCGCCTTCGATGCCGCGCGATGCCGCCTCGATCGCGGCGGTCACGTCGTCCTCCGCGAACGTGGTGCCCGTGAGCTCGAGTGTGGCCTTGAGTTGCTCGTTGGTGAGGTAGACGGTCACGCGCCCTCCGAGGTGATGCGCACGAGAATGTAGGAGTCGTTGGGGAACGTCTGGATGCCGCCGCTCTGGTAGGTGACCTGCCAGTCGGCGAGGTAGAGGCCGGAGACGCTCGTGTTCCCGGCCAGCCAGGCGTAAGACACCTTGCCCTTGGAGCCGTCGACGCCGGTGCCGTTCTGGTCGTTCGACGCCGCCGCGTTGATGACGGGCGTGCCGCTGCCGTTGATCGGAGCGACCCTGAACTTGACGGTGGCGTTCTGGATGTTGACGGCCGCGCCGGTGGAGTCCTCGAGCGTCGTGTGGATGATGCTGGTCGTGTCGCCTACGCGGAGGAAGAAGTCTGCTACTGGCATCACGGCCCTTTCATGAGGTGGCCTCGACGATCTCGGTGACGGCCTGGAAGACGACAGGAGCGTCGTCGCGGTCGCCGACCTTGCCGCTCAATGGCGTGTAGCTAGTGATGATGCAGGTGGCGGAGAACGTCGGGTTCGTCGGCCCGGTCGCCAAGCTCTGCCGCGGCTTGGCCGTCACGGTGAACCCCGAGCTCGACAGCAGGCCGGATAGAACAGCGTTGACCTTCGTGACCCCGAAGTCCTGGAGGAAGGTGGCTTGGATGACATCGGTGCGTATGCCGAGCGTCCAACGGGTCGCGGTGTCGCCGTAGCTTGTGACGTCGATCGGGGCAGAGTGAGTGCCTACCTCGAGCGCGTCGAGATGGTCGGAGAGGTCGATGCCGTTGACGATCAGCCCGCCGTCGGTGAGGACACGGAGCGGCGCCAGCACCGGGTGGCCGCCGGCTCTCGCGCCTGTCGCGTAGAGCCTGGCGCGACCCGCACCGGTCTTGCCGAGGTGGAGTTCGTCCTTGCCTGTCGCGTAAAGCCGAGCGAGTCCAGCGCCGGTCTTCTGGTAGGTGTTGCCGCTGGCGGGGATGTACTGCTTGGCTCCGGTCGCATAGAGCCGCGCGAATCCCGCCCCGCGCTCAACATAGGTGACCGCGTTGCTGCCGCCCCCGTAGGCGCGAGCAGCTCCGGCGCCTGTCTTCTGATATCCGACGTGGCCGCCGACTCTGCTGCCCGAACCGTAGATGCGCTGGACGATTGTGCCGCCGCCCCACGGCGTCGCGCTCCAGGCGTCGCCCCACCCGACCGTCTTAAGGTTGCTGCCGGTCTCGACGTAGACGCACGCCTTGCGGCCCGCCGCGTACGCCCTCGTTGCTCCCGCTCCGGCCTTCTGGTAGACGATGCCACCGGCCACCTGTTCCGGGAACGGCACAAGCGGCGATACGCGCCTGCCGGTGGTGCCGCCAGTTCTACTTCCTGCTGCGCTGAGCCGAGCGACCCCGGCGTTGCGCCGGTTGAGCAGGCTCGCGTCCTTGCCTGCCCCGTACAGGCGGACTGCCCCGACCCCCGTCTTTTGGTAGACGGTGCTACCGGCACCGAGCGGGTAGTCGCTCGAAGTCTGAGACACCGCCAGGGCGTCGAAATTGATCGTGCAGAAAACCGAGAACCCGGTCGTGTGTCCTAGGTAAATACCGTTAACCGTGGAGGCGGCAACCGCATACGTAATCTGCGTCTGCGCGGCACCATCGAGCTGGTAGTCGACAACCCACGGATTTGCACTCTGGTTTAGACGAACATCGAGCAGATACCACTGGTTGACGACCGGCGTGATGGCTGAGAGATGATCCATCGTCTGCGCCGTGCCATTGATCCAGCCGAACTTGTTAGCGGTCAGGTCGTAGCCGAAGCGAGGACCGCCGTTGAGCGTCATCAGCTCGATCCCCTGACTGGGAATAGCCGTCAGACGGATGTAACAGCGTACGACCGTAATCGCGCCGGCAGTAAAGGACTTAAGCCCGTAGCACGGGTCGCCGTTCATCTTCGCTGACTGAGCCCCAGTCTTGAAGACGGTGGTATCAAGCGAGGCGTTCGAATTCCCGGCGGGGAAGATCGACGCAATCGTCCCCGTCTCGAAGTCCTCGCTCAGAACGAGCGTGGGGGGTCCGCCCGTCCTGCTTCCAGTCGCGGAGAAGTGGGCGACACCCGCGCCTGTCTCGCCGTAGGTGACTTGCTTAGTGCCGTATCCCTTGGGCATCTACGTCAGCCACGCGAACCCGGTCTTCGTGTAGGTGGTACCACCAGCCGACGGAGGCGCGATCGCGATCAGGGTGGACTGGCTGTTGCTCGACGCCCCCGTGGCCGTGATCGACCCTGTCGCCGCGTGCGATCCCTGCAGTAGGTCGGCGAGCAGCACCGACGCGTTGACGATGGCCGGGTGCTGCCGGTCGTTGTACGACCCGGGCGGAGTATAAGTGGCCCCGGAAACAGAGTTGCCGCACGCGAACACCAGCATGCAGCCGTCCACGCTCGGCGAGATCGTCGTGGCCGTAAACGACGTCGACGTCAGCCGGTTGAACGCGCTCGACGTGTCGATCGGCGTCGTCGTGTTCCCGCCCGTATACGCCGCCATTGCCGCCGCCGAGTCGCCGGTCGTGATCGTCACGTTGTACGACGCCGGCTCGCTCGCAGCAACCCGGTAGTAGGTTTGGCAGCTCGGCCCGGTCGCGGAAACAGCCTGAATGGACGTCCACCCGGACGGGGTCGACGGCAACCTGCCGGAGCCCGCCACCACCACGATCAAAATGAGGATGTCGTCGTTCGCCACCCCGGCCGGGACGTTGATCGTGAGCGTGCCGCCACCGACCAGCGTCTTGTTCGTGGCGGACCGAAACGCGACAGCCATCTATGTCACCGCCACCGATTTCCATACGTCAGAGGTAGCAACCTTTATCCATATCTTGTACGTCGGGCCGGTGCTGCTAAAGGTGGCACCTAGCGTCCCGAGAGGGGTTAGAGCACCTGTCGAGAAATCTGCGTCGGCAATCGTCAGCGTACCGCTGCCGCTCTTGTACTTCACCGGGATCCCTGCCCCGGGATGCCAGATCGTGTACCCAAACGTCGACGGGCCGGAGTCCGCGAACTTGTTCTTCTTCCCGGCAGTTCCCGTCGTCGTAACCGGGGCGAGGATGATGTTGCCGCTCGCGTTGACGTTCGTGTTCGTCAGATATGTGCCGATCGAGTTGTCGCCCACGGTCGTGATCCCGCCGATGAACTGGCAGTTCTGAACCGACCCGGTCACCTTGTAGTACGGGTTCGTACTGTCGGCGCTCTCACCGCTGTTGTTGAGGAACGTACTGTGGTCGGTCGTGTCGCTGTCGAGCTGGAACGCGATCGATGTGCCTTCCATGTAGTTGTCCTGGCACGTGGAGTGGAAGAAGTCGCCTTGAAGCTGCACCCACGGCGCCGACCCGCTGTAGAACCCGACGTTGTCCCGGACAACCCAGCTGTTGTAGTTCACGCCGGTGCCGAACAGCGCGAGCGGCATCCGCACCGAGTTGCAGTCGATGATCCTGCCCCACGCACTATCGGCGTTACCGCCGGCGGACTGCACGTACACCGCCGGGCACGTCAACGATGCGCCCGTATCGCTGAAAAACGCGCAGCGACGAACGAGAGGGAAGTCGGTGTTATAGAACTGGATGATGCTGGTCAGCGCCGTGTTCGTCCCGTGCAGGACACTGAATACGAGCTCCTCGAAGACGCAGCCGTACCCGACGAGCGTGGTGGTCGAGTTCTGCACCTTGATGAACTCTGTGCCCGCCGAGCTGCTTGACACGAGGCGGGATACTGACTCGCTGCCGTAGTGGCCTCCGAGTCCGCCGCGGGTACCCCGAATGTGAACGGGCTCGAGCGGTCGGATCAGTATCCCGGCGCCGACGTCGTGGTCTCCGGGCAGCACCTCGATCCGGCCGACGGCGGTGAGCCCGTTAACGTCGGGGGAATAGTTCGCCATCGCCGTCGTCCGAAGTTCGGTGTAGGCGGCCTGGATCGTCTTATATGCGTAGCCTGGTCCGAGCCCGCGAGTGGCGGCAGCGCCGTCGTTGCCGTTGGCGTAATCGACGTAGCGGACGAGATGGTTCGCGATGTAGTGCGGTAGTCCATCCTGAGCGGCGATCATCGTGTCCATCGCCGAGCCCCAGCCGGTCGAGAGGTTCGCGGGCTGCGGCCAGCCGAAGTTCGTTGTCATCTCAACCCGCCTCCGTCCGCCCGCTACCAACGAGCACGCGGGTGCGGCTCGTCGATG